GGGCGAGGTTACAACGCTATTCGGCGGCAACCGTGTTGTGGCAGGCGCATTGGCGCAATCCCCAGCATCTGCAACGCTGACAGGCATAACGCGTGTCCGCACGACTGGCGTACAGGCCGTGGCGACATCGACGACACTGGTTGGCGCAGTTCGCGTCCGCACGGGTGGCAGCTTATCTGAGGCGCAAAGCATTGGTCTTGTTGGAGGCAACTTCATAATAGATGCCTACGTTGTTCCGCGCAGTTTATACGTTGACGAAGGATACTATGAGCCAAACTATGTTGACTACGCAATTTCATCATATTCTTTGGTGCAGCCAAACGTCATCCGCACACGCATAGGAATTGCCTCAAATGCGCAAGGCACAATGCCAGTGAGTGCTGGATTAATTCGCACAAACACAGGCGCACTATCGGTGGGCGTCAGCGCGACAATCGCTGGCGGTGCTATGACGTACAATAGTAACGCGTTTCTACAGGAGGCAGCATCGACGGTGCTTGCGTCACTGTCTGAGAAGTGGATTGACCTTGCGGAAGACACGGACAACTGGACAGACTTATCGGAAGTCACAAGCATCTGGACGGACGTATCTGAAGATAACGACACATGGACTGACCTCAGTCCTCTAACATAGACGAAAAGTAAAAACTGCTGTATGTTAGCAGCAAAGGAGACATCACATGGCTATCACGCTCACCAAACCCACAGTCGGCGGCTCTGACGGCACATGGGGTACTACTCTAAACAGTACGCTAGATGCTGTCGCTAATTACCTAGACGGTGACAGCGAAATCACGCCAGACCTTACATCTGGCTCATGGAAAATCAGCGGAACGGTAATTACTGCAACGGCGTCTGATTTAAACAAACTTGCGTCAATCAATGCCAGCGCGACAGAGTTAAACATTGTAGACGGTGACACGACAGCAACACTTACAACTTTAGCCGATGCTGACCGTGTTGTTGTGAATGACGACGGCACGATGGTGCAGGTCGCTATGACCGATGTTGCAACATATGTTAATACAGGCCCAAGCATTAGTGATGCAGACTTGAATGGCACAACGAAGATTGAAGAAGTCGTTGAAAAAGTCACAACGCAGACAAGCACAACTGGGACCATTAACTTCGACTGTAACACGCAGGCAATCGAATACTACACAGCCGATCAAACAGCAGACCGCACAATAAACTTTCGAGGCGATGGGTCTACTGCGCTAAACAGTATGCTGTCAAATGGCGAAAGCATTACTGTCAGTATTGCTGTAACGCAGGGTTCCACAGCGTATTATTTAAACACATACGAAATAGACGGTGCTGCGGTAACACCGAAATGGCAGGGCGGTACTGCGCCAGATGAAGGTAACGCAAGCGGGATTGACGTATATACGTTCACAATTATCAAAACAGCATCAGCGACATACACTGTTCTTGCTAGTCTAGCTCAATTTGCATAGGGGTTTGTAATGCCTGTACTGTCAACTTTAGGTGCGATGTCGGCAAGGGGATTTGGTCGCGGCGAGCTAAAGGTCTATGAAGTGATCTATGAGGTTATAGGCGGCGGTGGGGAAGGTGCTGGCGGTTATACAGGACAGGGCGACGGAAGCGCTGGTACGGACAGTTCACTTGCGTCATCTATCGGGACATCATTTGCCACGGTGACATCCACAGGCGGCACAGGCGGCACACAGCCTGCCCCGTTCAGTGGTTCGTTTAGAACAGGTGAAGCTGGTGAAGCATCACACTACGGATCGGGTGGCGCTGGTGGCTTAAATTCAGATAGCGGAAATCAAACAGCAGGCTTCCCCGCTCCTTCTTCTTCTTATGGTGCAGGTGGCGGCGGCGGTGGCGCGGCCCCATTTGCAGCAAATAATGGTGGCGGCGGTGGTAAGGCCGCAACGCGTCAAACTGGAACGTTAATACTTAGACCAAGATCGGAGATAACCGTCACGATTGGTGCGGGTGGCTCGGGCATTTCTGGCGGTGGCGACGGTGCAGGGGGATATGCCAAAATCACAGTTGATGGCGTGGAAACAGAATTTACATCATCAGGAACATACACGGTGCCAGCATGACATTAATACCTTTAGACATACCCGCAGGCGTTTACAAAAACGGTACTGATCTGGAGGGCCAAGGCAGATGGCAAGACGCGTCACTGGTTCGCTGGCGTGACAATACATTGCGCCCCGTAGGTGGATGGCAGTCTCGCAAATCAGGCTTTAGCACAAATCCAATTCGTGGCTTTCACACTTGGGAAGCCAATGATGGGTCGCGTTTTTATGGTGGTGGCTCTTACAGCGAATTAAAAGTGGCAGCGTCTGACAATACAGTTTACGATATTACACCTACAGACCTAACAGATGGCGATGAACACAGCACGCTAGAAACAGGCTATGGATACGGTAACTACAATGTTGGTACATATGGTACTGAGCGCTCTGCGTTTGGTTTTTATAGTGAGGCCAATAGTTGGCAACTGGACAACTTTGGTGAATATTTGACGGCGTGTTCATATGCAGATGGAAGGCTTTTTGAGTGGCAACTAGAAGCGCCTGCCACCGCAACATATTTTCCACTAGACGATAACGGGGTCACAAAATTTACGTCGTCTAATCCAAATTTCACGTGGGCTACTGGTTACAAGCCAGATAGTCAAAATCCTGCAAATTCTGGTATTGAAAGCGCGACTGCTTCTGGCACATTTAGCTCTACTTATCGTCGGTACTCTAATATTCCCATCAAAAGAGGCGCTAAATACATTGCTAAGGTCATTTTTGGCGCAAACAGTAATGTAAATTACACGTTCTATGTGCAAGTAAGTTACGATAATGGAACATCGACAACGTATTTTTATAGTAACACATATCAGCCTAGCTCTGGGACGCCGCCAACACCAACCGTGGATGATAGTTTTATTGCTGATGACAATGGCACGGCAACAATCTATTTTGGCGCAGCAACCGAAAACAGTATTCAGTTTAACTATACGTTCTACTCACTAGACATTAACGATAATGGAAATGCATTTAGGGCGCTACCTATCGAAAATGCGCCAGTTGGTAATCTAGGTGTTGTCGTTACCGAAGAACGCATCTTGTTTGCGTTAGGCGCAGCCAATAACCCACGCAAGGTGCAGTGGTGCGATATTGAGAATAACACAGATTGGACGCCAACAGCGTCAAACCAAGCAGGCGACATTGAACTGCAAACTGCTGGGCAGATTATGCAAGGCGTACGCACTAGGGGTCAGGTGCTAATACTCACGGACATCGACGCACACAGTGCGCGATACAGTGGCCCACCGTTTGTCTATGGCTTCCAGCGTGTCGGCACTGCATGTGGTGCGATTTCTCGCATGGCGGCTGTAGACACGGACGCAGGCGTGTTCTGGATGGGTCAGCGCGGCTTCTTCCGCTTTGATGGTAACGTCGTGCAAGAAATACCGTGCGATGTGTTTGACCATGTGTTTGGTGAACTGCAAGACCGCAATAAGTCCAAAACTTGGGCTTTTAACAACTCTGAGTTTGGTGAAGTTTGGTGGTTTTATCAGTCTGACGCCCAAAACGACAGTGGCGAAATCGACAAGTATGTCGCCTACGATTATAAGGAAAACCACTGGCACATTGGCGTTTTGTCTCGCACGGCGGGTGCGCCTCGCGGTGTTTTCCGCAATGCGTTTATGGTCGACAGCACGGACGTGTACCATCATGAGGTGGCTGGCACAGGTGCTACAAATATGTTTGCCGAGACAGGCCCGATCCAGTTGGGCAACGGCGACAATATCATGCACGTTACGCAGATGATTGCAGACGAACGCACAAAGGGCGACGTACAACTTAAATTTAAGACGCGCTTTTACCCGAATGGGGATGAAGTGGAGCATGGACCATTTGACCCTGCAACGCCTACTGGATTACGTCTGGCGGGTCGCCAATTTAAGATGCGCATTGAGCCTGATGACGGATCAGACTTCCGCGTAGGCATCGTGCGTGTAGACGCGCAGCAAGGGGGTAAGCGGTAATGCCTATACCTAACCTGCCAACGATTGGTCAAAACTTAGATCAGTGGGGGCGTCAGCTTACGCAATATCTGACCCTTAACTTGGCAAAGTTGGGGTTTAAAACGGCAGACGACAACCCGTCGCAAAACGGAGTTATCCTTTGGGATAACGTTAATGGGTATCCCGTAGTATCCAAGAACAACGAGTTTCGGCAGATTGTTTTAGAGGATGGACATGCATCGTTTTACCGAACGACTGATGTCACCGCAGCGGCGGCAGATACAGCGTACGCAATAACGTAC